TAGGTTTTGGAGGATATTATGATTTACGACCAACTGGTGGAAGTGAATCACAAGTAGCTAGCACTTTTAGTTATGATGGCAGTACTTGGACAGTAGTAAATTCAATGGCAAATGTTAGACTTTATGGACAAGGGGCTGGATCACAAGGATCAGCTATTGTGGGTGGAAAAAATTCAGCACCAACAAGTACCCTTGCAGAACAATGGGATGGAACATCTTGGACTGCGGCGGCAGTAATGGCTATAGGTAGATGGAGCGGTGCTTCTGCAGGAACGTCAGCTGCAGCAGCGACAGTTGTTGGTGGACTTAGTGGTGGATCATATATAGGAACTTCTGAAGAATATACGATACCTGTAGGAACTCAAAGTATTACAACATCGTAACTTGACTTATAACTTTAAATAGTTATATTAAATCTATTCAATGAAAGGAATAAAATGACTGAAAAAAGAAATATACATGAACTAATTGTAAAAGAAGCTCCTAGCTTAAATAATTTATTAGATCCAAACGACGTAAAAGAATTTTCAAAATTAACTAACGAGCTTAGAGATACTTGGACCAAGAAACAAGTCTTTAGAACTGAAACAGAAATGAGAATGTCTGTTCTTCAAGATGCTAAGTATCCAAACAATGCATCAAAGTATTGGCAATGTGTTAGAGAACAAAACGTATTTCTAGAAAACTTAATGAGTCTTTCATTTGATGCTAGACGAAACGAAGTCAAATTAAAAAAATTAAAACAAAAATTAGAGACTGAAAAAGATCCTTTAAAAATAGAATTACTTCAAATTGATATAGACGAGAAAACTTATTCAGTCGCTAATATGCAGCTAGTAGCACGTGATAGAATGAGAGAAATTAAATTATGGTCTACATTAAAAAAAGAATTTAATGATGGAACTTTTGATACTAAAGATGTCAATACTCATCAACTAGATTCTTATCACATTATTATGAAAAACAAAGCAGAGACATTAACAACTGGATCAAGTCAACCGGAAGTGTTTAATGTATTAGGACAATTAAAAACTATAGAAAGAGTTAAAAAATCTGGAGAAATGATTTATAACAAGAAAGAACAATTGACCAATGATCTCGGAGCCCAACCAGAATAAGAAATTATTATTTTTAGTTGCAACCCCAAGGTCGGGTAATACCTTGTTTGCTTCTATCATGAATCAAAATAAAGATTTAGTTGTAACTGCTAATTCTGTTACTTTAGAAATAATAAAAGATTTATTTTTATTAAAAAAAACAGATGTGTTTCAAAATTTTCCAGACCACAAGTCATTAGATAATGTATTAAGTTCAGTCTACGATGTTTTTTATAAAGACTGGCCCCAAAGAGTAATCATTGATAGGGGTCCAGTAATGACTCCAGGTAATTTTTCATTAATGCAAAAATATTTTAAACGTCCATTTAAATGTATTATATTAGTTAGAGATGTAATGGATGTACTAGCAAGTTATATGCAATGGTACACTGAAAACCCTGATGCATTTCCTAATAAATTTGGTACTACCGATGAAGAGAAACTTTTAAAACTTATGCAAATAGGAGGTGCTATCCCTAAAGAATTAGATGCAATTAAAAATGCCTACATTTATCCAGAGATCTGTCACTTTGTAAAATACGATAACTTAGTTCAAAACCCTGAAAAAGAAATAAAAAATATCTATAAATTTATGGAAGAACCTTATTTTAATCACAGTTTTGAAAACTTAGATCAAATTAATATTAATGGTTTATCTTATGATGATACTGTGGTAGGCAGTAATATGCACAAAGTGTGGAGGGGTAAAGTAGAGAAAAGATATAATCCCTACATTGAAAAAATTCCAAAAAAATTAAGAGATATGTATGGCCACATCAGATTTTGAAGCAGTTCCTTTAGGACAAACAGTTTTAAAATATCAAGTACCCCTTGATGTATTTAATACTATCAACAATATTTATGAAACAAAATATCAAACTTTACCTCCAGCTAATAAACAACTGATAGGTAAGATTGAAAATGAACATTCTTTATTTTATCAAGGGGAAGATACTTCTAAAATGCATCACCACAATATATTGACAACTAATGTATTGAAATGGATTAATCAAACCATGGGTCATTACTTAGATTTTAATAAAATCGCAGGTTATAAAAAATTATTAAACTCTGTGTGGGTAAATCAAATGGTTCAACATGAATATAATCCAGTTCATGTTCACCGTGGAACTTTGTTTACAGGACTGTCTTCGGTAATGATTTTAAAACTACCGGAATCTTTTGGAATAGAATACTCAGCTCACAACACTCCTATGAATGGTAGACTACATATACTAGGTTCCGTATCAGGACAGTTTGCAGCATGTGACTATACACCAGATCTTAAAGAAAGAGATTTTTATATATTTCCCTACGACATGAGACATTGTGTTAATCCATTTAACGGAGAAGGTTATAGACGAACTCTATCTGCCAATATGGATGTAGATTATAATCCAATTATGAATAGAGGAAGGGATTAATGTACGAAAATAAAATAATAACAGAACCTAAATGGAAAAGTTGGATTGTACAAACTACTGACCCTTTATTTACACCGGATCAATGTAATCAAATTATTGCATCTGGTAGAGCGCAAAAACCACAAAAAGCACAAGTGGGGATAGGTAAACCAGGAGGTGGAACCGATACAAAGAAAAGAGTGACTACTATCAGTTGGATTCCATTTAAAGAAATGGGGCATATGTATCAGGATCTAAATACATTTATACAAAAAGCAAATGAAAATCATTTTGGCTTTGGAGATGTAAGAGTCACAGAAAATGCACAATTTACCGAGTACCCTGTTGGAGGTTTTTATGATTGGCATATGGATTGTGATGTAATTATGGCTCACGAGCCTCCTGTTAGGAAAATATCTATGACGTTATTACTATCTCCTGAAGATCAATTCGAAGGCGGAAATTTAGAATTAATGTCCCCTGGTCGAACTACAAAATTAAAACAAGGTCATGCCATTTGTTTTGCATCCTTTCTAAATCATCGAGTACAACCAGTCACAAAAGGTGTAAGGCAGTCTTTAGTTGTGTGGTTTGGAGGAAAACCTTTTAGATGATTAGAGAAGAATTTTTTCCAACTAGTATTTATGCTAAGGATATTAAATTAGATAATAATAAATTAGCACAAGATATTATTAATTGGTCTAACCAAGATAAAGGTTTATTAAAAACTAATATTAAAGGCTGGCATTCACAGACAAACATGGGGGCTAAACCAGAGTATAAACCTTTAGTTGATGAGTTATTTACAATGCAGAAAGAAGTATTCACTGAAGAATTTCTGGATAGACGACCTATGTTAGGTAATATGTGGGCAAATATAAATCCAAAAGAAGGATCTAACCAACCGCACATACATCCAAACTGTTTATTTACTGGAGTATATTATGTTAAATCTAATCCACAAGCAGGAAGACTTAAAGTATATGATCCAAGAGCAGGTGCACAAATAGTAATGCCTATTAGAAAAGAGGGTAAACCTCCTAAACATTTATGGAGGGAAGCACATATAGATCCTATACCTGGAAGAATTGTAATGTTTCCTTCATGGCTATGGCATTCTGTTGAAGAAAATAAATCAGAAGATTTAAGAATATCAGTTAGTTTTAATTTTATACAGGAGGGTTTTTAATGATAGTTCACAAAGATAAGATGATGTTTAGGGAGTGTAATAAACATTTAAATACTCAAGAAGGTAAAGATCTTCAAAAAAACAATGATGGGTATAAAAAATTAAGAGATGATATAGGTGAAAAAGGAATGATTAATCCAATCTTGTGTATAAAAGAAGATGGTATGTATAAAATATGTATAGGAATGAGACGTTTTATAGTGGGACTAGAATTAGGAATGGAAGAATTTGAGGTTAAAGTATTACCTAATGATGATATACCTTTACTAACAAAAGAAAAACAACAATATAGGCACACCGATGTTCAATAAATATCAAGTAATAAAAGGCGCAGTTAGCTACGAACTTGCTAATTTTATATTTAACTATTTCCTTCTTAAAAGAGATGCAGTTAAGTATATGTACGATAATAATATAACCTATGATAGTGGGATGTTGGGTACTTGGACGGATGAACAAATTCCAAATACTTATTCTCATTATTCAGATCATGTAATGGAGACTCTATTAATGAAAGTACTACCAAAAATGCAGCAGGAAACAGGGCTAGAACTAATTCCAACGTATTCATACGCTAGACTATATAAAAATGGAGACGAATTAAAACGACATAAAGACAGACCAAGCTGTGAGATATCTACTACGATACACTTGGGCGGTGAGCCATGGCCAATCTTTGTAGAGGGTAATAAAGTCCTACTTGAAATTGGTGATATGCTGGTATATAGTGGGTGCGAGTTAGAACATTGGAGAGAACCTTTTGAAGGAACTACTTGCGGACAAGTATTTCTTCACTATAACCATGTGAATGGTCCTTTTGCTGAGAGTAATAGGTTTGACAAAAGGCCGATGTTAGGTATCCCTAAAATGGGTACATAATAAAATGGAGTTATATGTTACAAAAATTAGGTATTACACCGGGGTTCAACAAACAGGTCACGGAAACCGGGGCTGAGGGACAATGGTTCGACGGAGATAATGTACGTTTTAGATATGGCAGCCCAGAAAAAATAGGTGGTAGTTCTCAATTAGGTGACGATAAACTTACAGGTGCTGGAAGAGCACTACATCATTGGGACAATAATGCTGGTGTTAAATATGCAGCAATAGGAACAAACAGAATTTTATACGTTTATTCAGGTGGAACCTTTTATGATATTCATCCAATTAGAACGACAGTTACAGGATGCACTTTTTTAAGTGATGCGTCACAAACTATTACAGTAAATTGTGGAGCTTCAACACATGGATTAACCGAGGACGATATAGTTTTATTTGAAAGTACAACTATTCCCGTAGGTTCAAGTTTGACCGCAGCTACTTTTGATGACATAAAATTTATGGTTACATCAATTCCAACTAACACAACTTTTACAATTACATTACCGGCTAATGTTACTGGGACTACTTTAGATGCTACAAATACAGCTGCAAGTTTTAAAGCTTACTATACAGTAGGACCAGCTCAACAAGCTGCTGGTTTTGGTTTTGGTACTGGATTATGGGGTGGTACTGTTTCGGGTCCCGCAACTACAACTTTAAATACAACACTTATTGATGATGCTACAGTAACAAATGTTGTCTTAACTAACTCAGCGGCGTTTCCGGCATCGGGAACAATAAGAATAGGGACAGAAGATATATCTTTTACTGCAAATGATACTGGTACAAATACTTTAAGTGGTGGAGCAAGGAGTGTTGACGGTACTACAAGAGCACTTCATAGTGCTGGGGCAACTGTTACTAATATTACAGCCTACGTAGGATGGGGAGAAGCATCTAGTGATGACTTTATAATTGACCCGGGTTTATGGGTTTTAGATAACTATGGTACAAAATTAATAGCACTTATTTATAATGGTGAATGTTTTGAATGGGATGCAGCAGGTGCAGGTGCAACATCAACTAGGGCAACAAGAATTGCTGGGACTCCGTATGCATCAAGACATGTTTTAGTTTCAACACCTGACAGACACTTAGTATTTTTTGGAACACAACCTACTATTAATGCAGACACAGTAACCTATCCTCAAGATGATATGTTTATTAGATTCTCTACTCAAGAAAATATTAATGAATACTCTGTTGAAGCAAATAATACTGCCGGTACACAAAGACTGGCGGCAGGTTCTAAAATTATGGGTGCCATAAAAGGTAGAGACGCTCTTTATGTATGGACGGATACAGCTTTATTTTTGATGCAATTTGTAGGTCAACCTTTTACTTTCTCATTTCAACAAGTAGGAACTAACTGTGGATTGATTGGTAAGAACGCATGTGTTGAGGTTGATGGTGTTGCTTACTGGATGTCAGAAAATGGATTCTTTACCTACGATGGACAATTAAGATCTATGCCTTGTTTGGTAGAAGATTTTGTCTATGATAACTTAAACAGTACACCTAGAGATTTAATCTATGCAGGTATTAATAACTTATTTGGTGAAGTGACTTGGTTCTATCCGACAACAGGGTCAGTAAGTTTAGATAGAAATGTTACTTACAATTATTTAGACTCTATTCCTAAGAGACCTATATGGACAACAGGTACTTTAGCTAGAACAACTTGGGTAGACTCTGCTGTCTTTGATAAACCTCATGCAACAAAATATGATAGGACCGATGATGCCTCATTTGATGTAGTGGGTAACACAGATGGTAGTTCAATATACTTTGCTCAGGAAACAGGAACTGATCAATTAACGGCCGGAGGCGTTACAACTACTGTCATTGGTAGTATTACTTCCGGTGATTTTGATATTACTCAGAAAAGATCTTCAACAGGAGCCGTTGCCGGTATGCCTGATATTAGAGGTGATGGTGAATATTTTGCACGGATTAGTAGATTTATACCCGACTTTATTTCACAGACAGGGAACACTCAGGTAAGTTTTGTAACTCGAGACTATCCAAATAGCGCTGCAACAACTACTAACTTTACAACTACAACTACTACTGATAAGATAGATACTAGACTAAGAGCCAGATCTATTGCATTTAGAGTAGCCAATACAGCTGCGGCAGAAGACTGGAAACTTGGTACGTTTAGATTAGATATTCATCCAGGAGGAAGAAGATAGTGATAAATTTTTATAACCAAGCAGATAACCTTTTATATAAACAACCCAATAGTCAGTTTATTACACAAGATAGATTTAGAGGAAACTTTACCCCTAATCCACAAGGGATAGAAGAAGTTACAGAAACATTTGGTATACCCGCAACTACTGTTTTTCAAAATAGTGGTGGCGGTAACGGTGGCGGTAACTTTATTACAAATTATGACACAGGTAGAAATTATCAACCTGGCGGAAAGTATGAAGGTCACCCATTAATGAGTGGTGCTTTACAAGAGCGATATAATAATGATGGAAATGTGGTTCCTAATTATAATTATGGTGCTACAGGTGAAACAGCTCCGCACCCGTCAAATGAAATGGGCGCAGTCAACACTAGATCTTTTACTCCACTAGAATTATCTTACATGTCTGAACTTCCTTCAGATTATAATGGGCAACCTCTATCCCGTATGGATAAAATTAATATGATGGCAAGAAAATTTAAAGGAGTTGATTCTGCTTATGGAGATTACAGAACCAGAGGCAAACTAGGAAACTACATGGATACAGGAATTGGTATGGTACCGTGGCTAAACCAAGGTATCACTTCAGTTGCTGATATGCTTGGTTTACAAGTCGGAGGAGACAAAAGTGATCGACAAAGATGGGCTGTAAATAATGCAGGTTTTGGACAATATACAGGTATGGATCAATTTGGAGTTTTTACAGGTGGTAAAACTATGTTTGGTAAAACAGCTGATTATCTAGAACGTATGAGAGACAAGGTAAAAAACATTGATCCAGACACAACGAATAGTACACTGCAGGCACAACTAAAAGATTATAACGAAAAAATAAAACTTCTCGAAGACGAGGAAACAGTAAAAGGTTATGAAGAACGAGACAGAAGGGCAGATTTAGCTAGAATACAAAAAACATTAGGTACTAAAAAAGGAACACCAACTTTTATTAACCGTGGAGATGGTATTACTACTGGTGCTACAACTACTGGTGGTGGACAAAATTTAAGTGGATTAACTACACAAGGTGGTGGACAAGGAATTGCATCGGAAGGAGTAGCTTCTGGAGCCGTTGATCCGGCTGGAATGGGTGGTGGTTCACAACAAGCTACTTCAGCAGGGTCTCAAAAAACTGATAGAAAAGATAGGGGTTGGGGCTGGAGAGAAGGCGGCAGAATTGGATACTTCTTCGGTGGTCTGGCTGCAAGAGGAATGAAAAGATAATGGCTAGAATTGTACAATCATTAACCAGAGCCAGTAAAGAATATGAAGAGAGAACTTTTCAATCGTTAGTCAGGGATCTTGATTCGGTTATAACAAAATTAAACTCTTCGTTTCAAGATGAAGTTAAACAGGAGATAGAAGCTAGAAGTTTCTTTTTAAGTTAATGGCAGTAGTAAATCAATATAAATTTTATGGTAAAACAACAACCGCTGCTGAAACAGTAACGTTGTTAGCGCCTACTGTTAATGAAACTATTATTATAAAATCATTAAGAGTTACAAATAAATCGGGGTCTAACACACCAACTGTAACTATTAAAAACAATGCATTTGAGATAGTACATACCCAAACATTGGTAGCTGCTGCAAGTGTAGAAATATTATCTCTACCTTTAATTGTAGAAGGTGGAACTATACTTCAATATACGACAGCCGGCACTACAGCAGATGGTGTAGTATTTGGTATTAGTTATCTTAATATATTAAAGGAGAAAATAGACTAATGGAAAATATACCTACAGTAAAACCAACAGAAGTAATAACAACATATAGACATATGGAGACAGGTGAGACTTTTAAAGAGAAAAAAGACTGGGAAGCCAGGGGTTATAAGAATGAAGAGATGGCTCAAGATATCAAAGTAATCATGCCAGCTCTTGATTTATTTGGAGAAAACAAGTAGAACGATATAATAAGGAAAAATTTATGCCAATTTCAAATATGCAACAAGCTAGACAGATGTACAACCAGGGCGGTAGACAACGCTATGGTTTAGGTAGCTTTGTAAAGAAAGCTGTTCGTGGTATTAAGAAAATAGCTAAGAGTCCCTTAGGTAAGATGGCTTTACTAGGTGGCGGAGCTTATTTAGCTGGTGGTGCTATGGGCGGAACTGGTGGTTGGAGTAATTTTGCTAAATTAGGTTCAAAACTTGGGTTGGGTTCTTTCGGAACTAGAGGATTAAGTCCCGGACATCCTGGCTTTAAAAACCCGGCTGGTTTAATAGGTGGCATGAGAAACATGTGGGGCGGTATGACCGGAGGTCAAAAAGCATTTACAGGTTTAAGTGCTTTCGCTTTAGGTGCACCCTTATTACAAAATATGTTTGCTAAAGGTAAAGATGCTGTTGAAGAAGTTGATGAAGATTACATTGATCCATACACAGCGATGATGATGGCAAAATTTAAAAACCCTCAAATGAATTTCTTACCTGAGAATAGATTTACAGATAATTATTATCAAACAGCAGTACCAGCAGCCAACGGTGGTAGAATTGGTTATGCAGATGGTATGATGGTTGAAGATGAAGAAGATATTAACATAGGTATCCCAACATTAATGAGAAGAGGTTATGCTAATGGTGAGATGGTGGAACAAGAATCTGTAGAAGAAATACAATTACCAAATGAAGCAGAACAAATGTTGCAAATGGAGTATCAAAAATACGTAGAAGGTGGCGGACAATTACCTTATCCAGAATTTAAAAAATTAGTATTACAGCAAATGAAACAAGAATCACAACAACCTGAAGTACAAGAAACTATTGTGGCCGAGAATGTACAACAAGAGGATCCGGCACAAGGGATAGCACAACTAGCTGCAGGTGGAATGGCGGAACAAGGTATGATAGACATGGGTGGTATGGAAAAAGATTATAGAGCGGAAGGTGGTTTTGTACCATTAGGTGGCGAAGAAAAAGCTGATGATGTACCAGCAAGATTATCAAAAAATGAATTTGTATTTACAGCAGACGCTGTAAGAGCTGCAGGTGGCGGAGACATCGATACCGGTGCAGAAGTTATGGAAAACATGATGAATAATTTAGAACAAGGTGGACAAGTTTCAGAAGATTCTCAAGGTTTAGAAGGCGCTCAACAAATGTATGATCAACAACAAATGTTACAATCAAGGATGGCATAATGGCAACACCAGAATTTTTACAAGATTACGCAAAAGATTACGCAGCACAATCTAAAGGTGCTTACAGTGTACCAATAGATACAAGTACTTTTACTGGAGGAACAGATGCTTCTGGTAATAGAATTTCAGGAACAGCGGTTACAGGACAGAATCCTTTTGTTGCTGGTGAAGACGCATTACAAACACAAGCAATAGGTATTGCACAAGGTGGTGTAGGTGCCTATAAAGATTATTTAAAAGCAGCACAGGGTGCACAAACAACTGCCGGGGGTACTATTGGTGGACTAGGTGCACTGCAAACAGCAGCTCAAGGTTTAACAGGTGCTAGTGCTTATCAACCTTTCATGTCTCCATATCAATCACAAGTTATTGATGCAACATTATCAGAGTTTGATAAATCAAGATTAAGTGGCCAACAAAATATTAGAGACGCAGCAGTGAATTCTGGAAACTTTGGTGGTGGTAGAGAAGGTGCTATGATGGGTCAGTATAATGCAGATTCACTAGCAGATAGATCAGCACTACAAGCACAGATGTTACAACAAGGATTTGGTCAAGCACAACAACAAGCACAACAAGGTTTTCAAAACCAAGGTCAGTTAATGCAAAACCAATTAAGTATGGCTAATGCTCAAGCGGGTTTAGGTCAAGCACAATTAGGATTATCTGATTTTAATAGAGCAGGAATAGGCGGAGATGTTGGAGCACTTGGACAACTGGGTTCTCTAAGACAAGGATTCAACCAAGCAAATTTAAGTGCTAATCAACAAGCACAACAAACAGCAGCTTACGAACCATACGGAAGACTATCACAATATGGTCAAGGTTTAACAGGTCTTTCTGGTGGTGTAGCATCACAATCTTATCAAGAACCACAACAACCTAATATGCTTTCACAGTCTATAGGTACAGCAATGGGTCTAGGTGGATTGTATGGTAAAATATTCCAACCCGGATTAAATTCGTAATGAAAATTTTAAATAGACCTATGTTCAGAATGGGTGGCCCTATTAAAGAAGGGATCATGAATAATATTAAAGAGCCTAGACAAGGGTATCAACAATCAGGTATGGTTTTTCCAGGTGATGTAAATAGAATGATGCCGAATGCTTCTAAAGTATTTGCTGATTTTAGTAAAAACTACATGCCTTCGGCAAGTATTAATCAGACCTCAATGATTCCTGAACCCGCTGTAGGTAAATCTGATACATCATATAATACAGGTAACTTTGGTTCTCAAGAAACAGATGTAAACCTAGATACACCTCCTAGAATTAAGGTTCCAAAATATATAGCAGATAATGATGGAGATGGAATTAGAGATTTAAATCCTAAATGGGAAAAAGCAAACTGGCTTGAAAAAAATGTTTTTGGGGTTTCCGAGGAACAGGTAGAACCCGGTCTTCATACACCTTCTGATATAAATATACGAAAAGATGCAATTGGTATGCCTCATCATTTAACTCAAGATACGGGTGCGAGTACTATTGATAAAGTTCTTGACAACAAAGGACTGGACGATGGTACAGGTAATGGAGATGGTGGCAGAGAAAAAAATGTTAAAAGTATTTTAGAAAAATTAGGTTATGCGAGATCACAAAAGAATGCATTGTATGATGCATTAATTAAAGGTGGCCAAAGAATTGCAAGAGAAGGTTTAGGTAAGGAAGGTTTAGTTAATGATCTTATTGCAGATACAAGTACAGCTTATGACAAACCGGAAAAAATTAGAGAAGCAGCAGAACTAATGCAGGTTCAACAAGATCTAAAACTAGAGGGTATTAGAGAGGGTAAGAGTGGTGGAGCGAGACAACAAGATTATGATTACTATATTAATCAAGGGGACTCACCCGCACTAGCTAAACAAAAAGCTGATGGGGTGGCTACAACAATTGTAGCTATGAAAGAACGTGCTAAAAAAATGGGTGATGGTCAAGGAGACGCACAAGTAGAGTCTGTTGCTCAACAAATGGTAGATGGTAATTGGTTCCCGGACAGAGATTATAAAGGTACAATCAGTGGTAAAAAATATGATAATATAACAGAGTTTGTAGAGTCTGCTGAGTTTAAATCTGAGGGTAAAGGTGCTGGTATATATGTTGTTAAAGGAAAAGTAATTGAACTAGACGAAAACGGAAAAATGATATTTGATAAAGTGGTAACATCTTCCACTTCAAATTCTAAATGGTGGAACCCCTTAGATTAGGAGATTAAATGGCCGAAGATAACAATCAAGTAGGCACGATTGAGTCAGTCCTATCAGGGATTGTTTCCGGTGCCATTGCAATACCAAAAGGTTTATTCTCACTAGGTGCAACGTTAGTTGATCTGGGAGCAGGGACCGACAAAGCTGCGGGTGTAGAACAATGGTTTGATGACCTTACAGAATTTGATGAGAAAGCAGAAGCAACAGCTGCAGGAAAAATTGCAGAACTACTGGTCAACATTGGTCTACCGGGTGGATATGGTTTTAGTCTTGGAAGTAAACTTGCAAGCAAAGCTATGCAAGCAGGTAAGACAGGTACTTTAGTTAAAGCAAATAGTCCTAAACTTGCTGCGGCATTAGATAAAATGAAAGCCAGTCAAAGCGCAACTAAACTTACAGCCGGTGCACTAACAGGTGGTGTAGCAGAGGGTGTGTTTGTTGGTGATGTAAAAGATGCAGGCTCACTAGTATTTGATTTGGATGAAGAAGATGATCCGGGTAGAGAGTTATTAAACAGAGTTAAGTTTGGTACAGAGGGTGCATTGTTTACAGGAATTCTTGGTGGTGTTGGTAAAGGCATTAAGAAAATGGCCAACCGAAATAAAGATTTAGATATTAATAATAATAAATTAGACAGATGGATTGACAAGGCTGCCGGTTCATTAAGATCTAGAGGTATGAAGACTCAAGAATTTTTTGATGAAGAAAGATTATCAATCGGTTTAAGAGCAGGGGATGCATCGGCTGCAAGAAATATTTCTCACGATATAGATGTAGACATAGACAAAATGTTTACTCCTATGAAAACAATTTTTAATAAACAAAACAAAGAAAATAGAAATTTATTTTTAAAAGATGTATCAAGACTCTTGATGTCAGGTACTCCTGACATAGATAATTTAGGTAGAGTTAAGTTTGGTGCGTTAGACAAAAAAATATTATCTAAAGTATCAGATAAAATTAAAAAGTTTACAAAGAATGCCGACGAAGCTGCTGAAGTTGAAGCAAATATTGCAGGCAACTTATCTTTAATTAGAACTAAATGGGGTAACTTGTTTACTAAGATTGGTGGTAAATTAAGTAAAGAGGAGATGACTGAATTTAAAAGTTTGTTCAGTGGTAAATTTGAAAACTATTTAGGTTCTACTTATGACATCTTTCAAAACAAATCTTTAATACCTTGGTTAAATTATACACCTACAGCAGAAGCAATTGAAAAAACTAAAGCTGTATTAATTAATAGTGCTAGGGTAGCAGGTAAAGAATTAACTGATCTTGAAGCCGATGATGCTGTTGCTAGAATACTTAAGACAGCTAAGATGCCGGCCGGTTTCAGAATGGACAAACCCTCTGACGCCATCTTTGAAGTCCCTAATTTTTTTGTTAATCAAACTACATTAAAAGATGCGGTTTCAGTGGGTGGTAGATCAAATATTTCACTGGGTGCATTACAAGCAGGTAAGGATGGACCTAAAGAAGCTCTTGAATTATTACTAGGTAAACAAAGTAACCCTATGCAAACTATTTTAGGAGGTACTGCTAAACTATCTCTGATTGCAAGACGTAATCAATTCTTCGATGAACTAATTAAAAAATCAGATGAGTTAACAGCTGCAGGTAAAGAACCGATGTTTGTAAAAAATGTGGACGAAGCAAGACTAGTATTTGGTGATGACTTTAAAGCTATTGAAGTTATAGATCCAGGTGGAAAACTATCTGTTAGTAAAGGTGCAACTAATCCTTTTGCAGATGCTAAAAATCCTTTGTTTGCTAGACCCGGTGTTGCGGACGCTCTAAAGAAAACTTCTATGCAAATAGAAGATAGTGGAACGTTAGCCCAGATGTACCAAAGTTTAGTTCTATACCCTAAAGCTACATCACAAATTGCAAAAACAATTCTATCACCGGTAACACACATGCGTAATTTTGTAAGTGCAGGAGCTTTTGCTGCAGCTAATGGTATTATACCAGGAAACTTTACCGCTACTGTAAGAAGACAAGTAGGTAAAAATATAGAAGATACCGAGGAAGTTAATGCAATTAAAATGGCTTACCAAGCATTGCAGACTCCACTGAGGGGGACAAGACAACAGAATGAGTTGTATGAAAAACTTTTAAACTTAGGTGTCGTAAACTCTAACGTAAAACTTGGAGATCTATCCAGACTAATGGAAGATGTAAACTTTGGGCAGACCATGTCATCCGATAAAGGAATGAGAATGTTATTAAAACCTTTGTCAAAATTAAAATCTGTCTCACAAGATATGTACACAGCTGAAGATGACTTCTGGAAAATTTATTCATGGGCTGTCGAACAAAGTAGAATGGAAAAAAGATTTGAAAATATTGGAGTGACAAGAGGTAAGTGGTTTAAAAATTCTGATGGAGAAGAAGTTAGATTAACGCAAGAATATTTAGAGGAGAGAGCTGCAGATATAGTTAGAAACAATATACCTAACTATGATTATGTATCAGAATTTATTAAAGGTTTAAGAAAACTTCCTATTGGAAACTTTGTATCGTTTCCAGCAGAGATTGCTAGAACAGGTACTAATATTATACAAACAGCATTAAAAGAAATTAGTGAGGAAGTCATTGTAGATGGTAAAGTATTTAAACCCTTTGCAAGAACAGGTTACACGAGACTATTTGGTTTTGCTACAACAGTAGCTGCTGTACCTTATGCAACATCACAAATGTTTGGAGCACTGTACGATATTACAGATGAGGAAAGAGGCGCTATTAAAAGATACGTTGCCGACTGGTCTAAAAACTCAACACTATTACCTATCAGAAATAAAAATGGTTCATTCTCTTACGTAGATTTTAGTCATGCAAATGCATACGATACTTTAATTAGACCTATCCAAACTGTAATTAATTCAGTAGCCGATGGTGAAAAAGATAATGATGGTATCATGAATGATTTTATTGGTGGAACTTTTGAAGCCATGAAAGAATTTGCTTCTCCATTTATATCAGAAGCTATCTGGACCGAAGCTGTGTTAGATATCTTAGCAAGAGGTGGTAAAACTAGAGAAGGTTATCAAGTTTTTAACCCTGAAGATAATGGTGGAGATAAAGCTTCAAAAATTATGAAACATTTAGTAGAAGCACAAATGCCTTTCTCTATGAACCAAATAAAAAGAATGGATCGGGCTATAGAATCAGTTGATGTAGTCACAGAAGGTAAGTACGATAAGTATGGTCAAACTTATGAGGTAGGACCTGAGATGGCGGGTCTATTTGGTTTCAGACCGGTAGAAATTAATGCTGAACGAGTAATGAATTTTAAAATTGCAGACTTTCAAAAAGGTCAACGTGATTCTAGATCTTTATTTACCAGAGAAACTTTAAAAGGTGGTCCCGTTGAACCGAATACAATTGTTGACGCTTATATAAATGCTAATCGTGCATTGTTTGGTGTTAAACAAAACATGAAAAAAGATATGGAAGCAGGAGAAGTTTTAGGTTTAGAGGAGGATCAAATGTCAGAAGCTTTTTCTAGGGTTTCTAACAAAGAATACTCTGCTTTAAGAGAAGGTATTTTTGTTCCCTTCCTTCCCTCAGACGAAGTTAAAAATGCTTTTGCAATTAACGCAGACAAATTAGGATTAGATAATCCATATGATGAAGCGGGAGAAGCTATAAATGAAATTTATGGAGAGCTATTGGAACTTGATTTAGACGAAGGAATTTTCCCTAGCATAGACAACCCTTTACTACCAATTATGCAGGACACGCCTATCACACCTACGACATTAAATCTACCTAATGTTGAGAGCTCTGTGCTTACACAACAAAACGCTGCCAACCAATATTCTAACTTGACAATGGATCAAAAGATTCGTTTACTCTTTCCCAATGGTTAAAAATAACGCATTACAAAAAATAGAATCGCATGAAAAGTTATGCAGAATTATGCAGAAACAAACTCATGACAAGATACTCAAGCTTGAGCACCAGATTAATAGGGTAGAAAGTATCTTATTAGTTTCTGTTGGAGCATTGATATCTGGTATGGCTTATGTTATATTTGCGTTAATTATTTCCCAATAAAAACTATGCAATTATCTAAACATTTTACTCTTGAAGAGATGACACGTTCAATGACTGCGGCTCGTAAAGGAATTAACAACATTCCAGGACCTGGAGAGATAAAAAACTTAGGAGACCTCTGTTATGAGGTCTTAGAGCCCACTAGAGCACACTTTGACAAGCCCTTGAGCATCAGCTCGGGATATCGCTCAGAGGCGCTGTGTGAGGCGATAGGGAGCAAAAAGACATCGCAGCATGCACTTGGGTGCGCAGCGGATTTTGAAATCAATGGAGTATCTAATATTCAAGTCGCTTACTGGCTGACTAACAACGTTGACTTTGATCAATGTATATTAGAATATTATAAGCCAGAAGATGATCAAGCTGGATGGATTCATGTGTCTTATGATGAAAAAGGCTCTAATAGAAAACAAGTTCTTACTTTTGATGGTAAAAGATACACTGAAAATTTACCAGACATGGAATGGAAAGACGGCAAAGTCGCAAATTAAATCCAGTCCTTGAGATCTTCACCCATAATCTGGCTAGCAATATGTACTTTCTTTTTTAAAGCCTTAACAATCCTAGCGTCAACAGTATCTTCACAGTAAATATCTATGTATGTCATGGGATATTTTTGACCAATACGATCTATCCTTGCTTCTGATTGCTGTCTCTTCTCAAGATCATAACCGTTAGAATAATATATCATAGTACTAGCTGCAGTTAATGTAATACCATAGCCACCAGTCTGGGTCGTACCAATAAAATATTTCACAGTTGAATTGGGATCTTGAAACTTTTTTATATTTTCCTGACGGTCTTTCATAGGGGTCAATCCGTAATAATCGACGAAACTATTTGCGCCAAATTTTTTCGATATCTCCTGGATTATCCTATTAACATCTCTTTGCCAATGGGCCCATATAACAATCTTACCTTCTACTTCTTCAAGTACGCTCATTAGCTCTGGTACTCTGTTTGAGTCTACATCTTGAATGCTACCATCATCAGCTGTAAAATGACCACAAGTAATTTGTTGTAATCTCATAAGCTGGGTCATAACCGTGGCAGTAGTCATCATTTTACCATCCATTTGTGCGAGAGCTAATTGTTTCATCTGTAAATAAAGTTTCTTTTGATCTGGTGTAAGTGTAACCAAACGTTTAATAAAAGTTTTAGGGGGCAGGTCTAAACAATCATCTTTTAATACTCTATAAGAGAAAAATTTTAATTTTTCTGAAAGTTCTGGAAGATGTTGATAACCAGTAACTATTTGTACAGACTTACCACCAAAGTTAGCAGTTTTCATAACTGCATATCTAGTTCTAAAAGTATAATAAGAGGTATGACCCAATAATTCTTTTTTAAGAAACTCACATTGTTTATATAAATCAAGAGGTGATTTAGTAACAGGAGATCCGGTTAATATTCTTTTATATGGAGCATAATCAGCAAGAGAACATATATGTTTAGTCCGTTTAGCATCTGGGTTTTTAATTGTCGTAGACTCATCAATTGCCATCATAGTTCTGTGGCATCTTAAAAACTTAGCTGCAAACTCGACTCCTTTTTTAGTAGAGAAGGCTTCTACATTCATTAAAAGAATATGTAAATCTTCTCCTGGTGCAAATAGTTTATCTAATTCTTTTTGTTGTGTCTTATTAATCATAGCTTGCCATAATACAGATGTATATTCAATATGGTCGGGTAAGTGAGTAGGAATTTCTCCGTCGTACCAGTTTTTATAAACACCTTTAGGGGCCACAATTAGAACACCATTGATTTTACCGGCATCATATAACATAGCAATGTTATCTAATAATACTTTTGATTTACCTGTACCCATTTCCATAAAATATGCAAAGTAGGGTTTTTCCCATGAAAGCTCTAATGCTTTTATTTGATGAGCATAAGGCTTAGTCTTAAATTTATAGTTCATAATTTTTCTTCTTTCTGTGTTGACATATTGTCTATAACATCCTATATACATTGTCAAGATGTCAGAAAGTATAAAATACGAAGAAATAAAAAATAATTATAAACCTACGGTTTATGTATTACAGGAGTTGCCAGGAACTAAAGCTGGTTCACCTAAAATAAATATTATGAGTGCTTCGAAGTATGGAGAATTTAATTTCTTACTTCCGGAATTTTCACAAATAATATTTTCACCGGGACCTTTAATATTTAAACTTAGAAATCTTTTAAAAGATTATACAGTTAAAGATTATTTATTACTTACAGGTGATCCTGCTATTATAGGTGTTGCGTGTTCTATTGTTTCAGACATGACTAATGGAAAATACAATCTATTAAAATGGGACAAACAAGATAGAATGTATTATCCAATTTCAATTAACCTACACGAGAAAGGAAAAATACAAGATGAGTAATATAAATTTTGAGGCAGATCAAAGAGAGGATCTTGACTCAGTAAATGAAGCCGGTAGTTTGGCAGAACAAGTTGTAAAACTACAAAAGTTAGAAAAAGAACTTTTAGCTAAAGAAGTAGAAACAAAAGAATTAAAAAGAAAAGTAGAATTGGTTTCTGCAGAAGTCATACCAACTATGATGCAGGAAATGAATATATCTACATTAAAATTAGCAGACGGTACTTCAGTTGAAGTTAAACCCGTCTACGGAGCTTCTATCCCAGTTGACAAGCGGGAAGATGCTTACACATGGCTTCGTGAGAACGGCCTAGGGGATCTTATTAAAAATGAGATAACCGTTGCTTTTGGTCGTTCCGAAGATAACAAGGCACAGCAATATG